GATCTGCTGCGGCAGCAGGTCGGTCAGCGCCACCGAATCTCCGTTCACGAACCACTCGATCACGTAACCGATCTGCGAGGTGGGCATCGGCCACACCTCGAACCGCGGCCGCATCTGAGTATCGCCGGGGATCACGACGTAATCGTGCGTCGCTAGAATAATCGGCCAGGAGTACGAGGTTCGCTGAGGATCGATGCGATCCAGCTCCTCCTTGGTCCGGTACAGGTTCCGCCGCCGGAATCGGTACGAGTTGATCGGATCGGTCCAGGATAGCCACCGCTTGAAGTCGTCCGAGGGCGCCGGAGCGTAGTTCTGGAAGATGTAGTACGATCCTCCCGAAGCGCTCTGCTCGGTGTAAGGCCGGTCGAGCGTGATCGTACTGACCCCATCGTAGGCGATGATGTTGTAGATCGGGCCGCCCGTCACGCGGAACTGGCGCTGCGTCAGCGATCCCAGTGGCGGCTGCGTGATGGCCTGGGCCAACCAGTACGGAGAGGCTACGGCATCGGCCACCACCTGATTACTCAGAAATGTGACGGTGACGGTTCCGGAGTTGATCGGCGACGGCGAAAGCCATACGCCATTCTGCCGGTTGAAACTCCAGTCGCGGGCCTTCCGGATATCCCGGTAAGCCCGCATAACAAGAGTCTGCGTGGAAATCGGATCAATCTGCGGGAGCCAAGCTTTGAGTTCTTGCGCGAGCTGAGCTAATAAACTCATGCCTCATCGTATCAAGCCGCTCGGGTGATGATGTGGAGGTTCGCGTATTCCGCCGAGAGATTCGTGCTCGCAGCGGCCTCCGTACCGGAGGTCTGCGATTGCCCGCCAATCGTCGCGGTCTTTAGCGCGCGCCACTCAAGCGCCCACTTCGCGGCCGAGATCCGAACCGGAACCACCTCGAAGTTCCCGGTGTATGTTCCCATGAACGAAATCGCCAGAATCTCATCGACGCCAAGCAGGATCGACGGAAAGCTATCGCCACCACTCGGGGGGTTCCCCGCCGTGACCTGCGTGTAGCTCGCCGGACCCTGCCACTTAATCAAGCCTTCGGGCAGGGTCGGCGGAGCGAGTTTTTGAGCGTATGCGCTGATTGGCATTACACCACCTCGTTCATTCTGCGAACCAGGATCAAGCAAAGCGCCGCAGAGGTCGGAGCGCCGATCGCGGTACCGATCGCGGCCTTCAGCGTCGCGTAGGTCGGACTGCCGCTCTGCGTCGGGTCGTCAACCAGCCCGGACCCCGAAGCGATGATGAGCATGTCGCCATCGGCCGGCGTCGCCGCCGTCAGCGTCCCGGTCAACCCGGTACACTTGCCCGATACCTGAATCCAACCATACTGTCCCTTGGTCACCGCATTGAGGCAGAACCCCGCGAACCGGCCCGTGCGCAGCGCCGAGTTCATGTCGCAGGTGACGATGTAGGACTCAAACGCCGCGCTCGCCTGGTCCCATGCCCAGGCGGTCGGCAATCCCACTGCTGGGGCAGTCGTTCCGTTGTAGAACTGAACGTACTGATACTCGCCTCCGTAGAGGGTCCCTACACCGGAATCGTACTGGACGCCCAGCGAGGACCCGTCGAGGATCATGCGCGCGCCGAGCTGCGCCGCGTACTGCGTGGTCGAGCCCGAAGCCGTTGGCGTGGACTGCGCCGGATATGCGTCGTTGACATCGTTGAATGCCAGCCGCGTCGATCGCGAAATCTGTTGCTCTCTGTGATTCGGCATTGTCTATATCTCCTTTGTTGTCAGCGACTTACTTCAAGCTCCTATACCATAGAACTGCTTCTGATGGCGCGCAGAAGTGAAGACGAGGTTCACGGCGGCATGGGTTCTGGCAACCACCTTGGTTGAATCGGCGGCCGGATAGAAGCCCCATAGCCCGAACTGGTACCGCGGGCTGGTGGACAGCCGGAACTGAATCTTGCTGGTGTTGAACCACACGAACACCTCGCCGACCGTGGCGGTTGCGCCGGCGGCGGGAAGGTTCGATTTGCTCGAAACACCCGAGGGCACGGTGAAGGTGCTGGTCAGGTAGTTCCCGAGCGATCCGTTGGCGCCGTAGGCGAGCGACGGGAAATAATCGTCGGGGAAAATGATCGCGTCGTTCATTGCGACGCCCGAGACACCCCAGATGGCGTCCTGCTTGGTCGCCAGCTCGCCGCGCTGCAAGGGCTGGATCTTTTCCTTGATGTAGGCGAACGCCCGCTTGGTCGTTACTCCCAGGTCGGGCCGCTCCCGGCCGATCGACGCATCCCAGTACCCCTCTTCGAGCACCGAGTAGGTCAGAGCGCCGGCCGCCGAAACGTTTCCGGTGGTGGTGGTCGAGTCGCCGCAGTATCGCGGGATGGAGTTGAACGTCGAGCCGATGGCTCCATTCCGAGCCTGGCCGCCGTAGGCCGTGAAGATCGAGCCGTCCCAGCCCGGCGTGATGCCGTCGTTGAGGGCCTCGGGCCAGCCGTTGATGTCGTAAGGCCGGTTCCCTACGATGCCCGATCCGGTGGGCTGCCCGTGCAGCGACATGGCGATCGCGATATCCGCGCAGATCGAGTTCATCATGTTCGCCATGTTCAAATTGAGCAGCGAGAACACCGCATTGGGTCCGACGTTCAGCACGTCGATGTTCTCCATGTACTCCGGATAGATCGACACGTAGTACTTCGGGTCGAACCGGGTACCGGCGATGGTCTGCACCTTCTCCAGGTTGAACTGGGCGCCGAGGCCATACGAGTTCGTGATGAGCGGAGCGTACAAGAACGTCTGCTGCATCGTGGAACCGCCGCCGAACGTCGCCAGACAGTGATCGCGGATGTATGCGAGGAACGCTACATCGTTGAAGAAATTGTCTTGAACTGTTCGCGGCCAGATCTCGTATACTGTGGTGGCGCTAAGTTCGTCTAACCCCGGATCATAACTCATTGAAGTCTCCTACCTTGGTTTTTAGTGACTCGCTTCTCGATTCCCGCCAGCGCGGTACTTTCCCGAAGCGAACGCAGCGACCGCATTCGCAACCGCCTGGGCTCCGTTCATATCCCTGTTGTGCGGGGCGGTAAGCCCCTTTTCTTTGCTGTTCGCCATCGTGAACAGCGGACCCATCGGAAGATCCGTGCGGATTCCGTTGACCTGCTGCCCGCTGTACTTCTTTTCCAATTCTTCCGTGGCCTTCGCCGCGCCTTCCGCGCGGTACTTGTCGGCCTTGATCTCTTCGCGCTTCGCCGTAGCGCCGTACTTGTCGTCCCACACCTGCGTCATGGTGCGGCGCTGTTTCACCGCGTCATCGAGCAATTCCTTCATCACCAGTGGCTTGTCCGGGAACAGTTCGGAGTGCTGCCGGGCCACGTCCATCATCTCGACCTGAAGATTCACGTTGTCGCGGAACAGGTTCTCCACGAGATCAACGCGCTTGATGATGTCCGGGCCGGGCCCGGGTTGCGGATCTTCTCTCTTCTGCGGGATCACGGGGTCTCCTTCGCCAAACAATTCCTTGTCGAGAGGAACGCCGTAAAGTTCCGCTGCGGTCTTGGCCTTCGCGCGCACGGTGGCGAGCGCGGCTTCGGCTTGTTCGCGGCTCTTCAGACCAGCGATGTACTGGTCGTTGATGGCCTGTTTTTGGATCTCGAACGCATCCAGTTGTTCCTGGAGGGTCTTTTTGGCGGCATCGAGCTCCGCCTTGCCGGAGTTCATCTTTCGGTCGTAATCGCTTTGCCGCAAATACCCCTGGAGTCGCTCTTCAAGCGCTGCGGCTGCCTTCGGATTCTTGGCGATCTCTTCCGCTACGGTCTTATCGACCCCAACGGCTGCGAGTTCGTCTACGAGTTGAAATGCCATGTTTTTAGGTTTCCTTCCCTTTCGGGCTGCGGAACATCAGACTGGGCCTCATCCCATGTCTCCGGTGGGGGGTTGGCTTTCCGATGGTGAAGAACCCATGATTTTAACCAGCAACTGCGTGAGGCCCCGCTTCAGCGTCAGGATGTCCTGAGACACCGCCGGGTATTGCCTCGCCATTCCGTCAAGCTGCGAGCTGAGATTGCGCACCTGCATTCCAGCTTGCTGCTGCTGCTGGATGCGCAGTTTGTCGGCGCTGTCAGTCTTCGGAGCCTCTGCCTGAACGCCCAGAACGTCCGCGTAGGGACCCATCTCCGTACCGGAGGAGGATGGCTGGCCGCCAGGATTCGGGAATGATTGCGGGCTGGTCATTGCGATTACTTGCGAACCGCCTTCCGCGCCGACTTCATCGGCGTGGTCAGCTTGGCCTTCCCGGACGCTTTGGTGGGCTTCTTTCCGTAATGTGCGTACTGGTTAGCCATTTGAATCTCCTTTTTTAGTGGGGCAGCCTTCAACGGGCCTGCCCCGCGTGTACCCTGACTTTGCGAGGGGAACCTTGCGGTTCGATCTACGCGGAGTCAGGATGGATTACTTCTTGCCGCGCTTTTTCCCGCCGTGCTTTTTCCGGCGCATCGAAACCTGCTCGTAAGTGCTGAACATTTCGGTGTCTTTTCCTTTCTCCGCAAATAAAAAAACGGCTCCACCGGGGGTTACCCGATAGCGCCGTCCAATTTCGCGGTACGCTCTTTTTCTACTTGAGATTAGACTCTTTTTTGCATAGCCTTGTCAAGTGGAGGTCAGTCCACTCGCAGTGGCGGTTTATCCGCCGGCAGTTTTTCAATCCATTTGTGCGTCCCGCTCGGCGAGCCTTGACTGGTGTTTATGCGCCATTCCCCATTCCGCTTTTCACGCGCGACGACCTTGATCGCAGCCGCCAGCTTCGCGTTGGGAACCGTGACCGTCTTCTCATCCGTCATCGGCTCGTTACGGTCGTAGATCGCGTCCCTTGATCTTTTTGTTTGACCTGCGGCGGCTTGGCATTCGTGGGAGGACGCCCGCGCCCTTGACCCTGCGGTGAGCCGATTTGCAGATCCTCGGCGAGCGCGTGCTTCATTTCCTGCTCCACCATGAACTTGTCGGGCTCGCTGATGGCGGGTTCGCCGTCTCGCATCTCGGGCAGATCGCCCATATTCAATCCAAGCCCCGTTCCGATGGTGTGATCGCTCACCATGATACCGGCCTTCTTGGCCTGGAGCAGTGTCAGGTTCCGGCCAATACGCGATACCTGGGCCTGCGAGTACGGCTCGATGTCGTAGCTCAACTGCTCGATCATCCACCGCGCCCGCTCCCATTTGCTGTAAATCGAGTCCTGCTGAGGGTCCTCGTGCGGGAGATGCGAGGGAATCAGTTCACCTGGGCTGAAGTCGAACATCTGCTTCACGGCGCCATCCTGACCAAGTTCCTGGAATACCTTCCCGGAGGTCCAAAATTGAATCGCCATCGGGTAGAACAGTTCATCGAACTGCTGGCAGGCGATTTCACCGCCGCGCGAAATATCCTGAACCACCGGACCAGCCTGTTCGAGGATCTTTTCAATCGAATCTGCGCTCGGCACCTGCTTGGCCTTGGCGACCGCCATCAGATCCTTCACTATCGACATTTCATCGATCTCGTTCTTCAGCAGTCCCAGGACCTGAATGATCCACTGTGGAACGTCCCAGAACGCCACAGGCAGCAGCGGCTGAACCGGATCGCCCATTCCCAGAGCCGCCTGGACCGTCTGCCCTGGGATGCGCGTGTTGATGCGCGCCATCGCGGTCGGGTCCATAACGTTGGGATCGTACTTCAACGGCGGTTGCAGGCGCACTAGAACGCTGTCCACCACGGCCCGCCACATCTGGTTCTCGGCCTTCTGAATCCTCCAGGTATCGTGAATGATCGAAGTGCCGAGAAAATCCCACGGATAATCGTCGAAGCGCAACTGGACGCGCGGGACGCGGCCGTGCAGATAAGGCGATGTTCCGTCCTTCAAGATGCAGGTGTCCGTCCAGATCGCCCGCCGGCGCAGCGGGAACAGGCGGCAGTCCTCTTCGGCCGCGCGCTTCATCACCATGCGCCCCTGCGAGTCCCGGTACCCGGTCGGGATGTCCTGCCCAAGATACGGGACTCTGTACTCCCAGCTTGTGCCGGGGTCGCCCATCGGGATCACCTTGCCGGTGTTGTTGATGCTCATGTCCATGATGTAGGTCGTGTAGACATCCACCATGGGCATTTCTTTTCCAACCGACCGCTGAGGCGTATCGAGCACTCCGACGACACCATTAGACTGCGAAGACGATCGCTTGAGCTTGTCCCACGTCCGCGCCATCCAGCCGGGGAAAGATCGCGAAGGTTCGATCAAATGCTGAAAGGCCGGGTAATTCGCCACGACCAGATGCAGCGGAACCTCTTCCGGGATCGTAACCGCGTAGGCTTTCTGAATGTCGTTGTCTTCGGTAATCATCACCGGCATCACCGACGATGGGCCTCCGACCTTGCAGGAAATCTCGCCGCGCCCGTATCCGTAGAAATTAGGGTCCCACCACGGTTCCAGATATCCCGTTCCCAACCCGGAAGCATACTGGCAAGCTTCCCGGTACTTTCGATCCTGAGCGGTCTTGCGCCACCAGATCTTCTTCATCTGGTTCAGCCGCCAGATGGAATTCTGCGCCGCCTGGTTGTGCGTCACCGCTTCCCCGGTCGGCCTCAGGTTCGAGATGGTCGCCACTAGATCCCGGAAATTGCGCTTGATGCGGTTGATCGAAACTGTCGAGTATCCCGATACCTTGAGCGGGGTCGTGTCAAAGCTCAGGATGTCGTAGGCCCTGGGGATCTCCTGCCAGGCCGCCTGCGATTCGAGGAACGCCTTGCCGGTGTCGCGCAGCTCCTTCAGGCGCCCGAGAGTCAGCTCCTGGATGCCCTTTGCTCCCGCGAGCTGCTCCAGATACGACGGGATCTTGTACTCGCTCAGCCCCGGCATCTACTAGACCTCCTGAATTTTCTCTAACCCCTTGGCTAGATGATTGCGGGGATGCTTGCCGCGGTCCCATTTCACCACTACCCTCGTTGGGGTAATCTTCTTAATGGTCCCATCCCCCAGTGCGTCTCGATATTCCTGGCGTCCCTCGGATAGGCGAACACGATCCCCGACAATGGCCTCGCCGTGGTTCACAGTCGTTTACTTCCGCATCCGCCCGCCATCCCGGTTCCTGCCGTCTTCGCGGTTGCTGGCGTCACGCGACAGCGCATCAAAGAAAAAGGCTCCCTGGTACTTCTCTCGCGGCCTATTGTCATTCTCGCGCATCGCGAACCTTGCGAAATCCCGCTGCGACTCGCGCATGGGAGGAACGAATCTTCTTTCCCCGTCCTTCCCGATGATGTAGCCGCCCTGCTGCATGACCTGCCGAAGCTCCGCGCGGTTGTGCCTGGTCACGATCTCGCTCTGCATTTCCTTGCCAATCCGGGCTCGCTCCCACTTCTCGCGATGCTCCCGGTCGATCTCGCGCTCCACCTGCCGCTTCTGCCATGTTTCCCGAAGCTCTATCCTCTCACATCCCTCCGGGATAAGCGCATCCTTCTGACCTGGAAGACCATAGGTCCCGTCCGGGCGCTTGTACACCACCAGCGTTTCGAGATAGTCCCGTGGTGAAAAAGCCACGTAAATGCGTGGTGATTCTGCACCACACTCCGGGCACGGCTGCGGTTTTTCGCAGTCGTCCATCTTGGCGAACTTCTCGAACCGACCGTGTTCCTGGCAGTCAAAGTCGTAAAGAATTGGCATCAGCCTTCGTCCTCCCAGCTCGCGCCCATTGCTCCCGGATGAACACCCACGGCTGCGCCCGCGAACGCCTCCCTGAGCGTCGGCGCGCCGCCATTCGCTAGTTGCTGCGGGCTCACGGTCGGAGGCGCGTAATCGTCTCCACCGAGTACTTCACGATACATGGGCGACGCCTCCTGCTCCCGCTGCTTCCGCAAATAGCTGATCGACTGCGCTTTACCGCTGATCTCCATTATGTGCAGCGACACCCAGATTATGCCCAGGGCCATGTAGCGATCGTCGTGCTGGCCGGATTCGGCGCGCGCCGCCTGCATCCCTTCGTCTCTGTGTAGCGCCTGCATTTCTTCAACGAACCGGGGTGAGTTGATATCGATCTCGCCGTCTCGCAGGGCCTTAATCGTGTAATCGATCACCATCGCGCGGCTCCAGCGATTCGTAACGAAACCCAGCCGCGTAGCGGTCGAAGGGTCGATCTTCTTTCGATCCGTCCGCACCCAGTTGTGGAAGTTCGCCCAGCCCCGCTTTCGCAGTTCGAGCTGCGTAATTTCGCCGTTGAAATTGACCTCAATCGCCATTCTCGGCTGTTGATGACTCGCGCCCTGGTAAAACAACCCAACACAGTGACAAATGGACACGAAATCGGCCGCATTTATATACTCGCTGGCAAATTCGCACACCTGAATATCGTTGTGCTCGAATGTTCCTTTACACAGTCCTTCGAGTACGGTGCGATCCTGGCCCACTCCGTCTCCCGTATCCACTCCGAAGCCGTAGGTTTCTCCGTATCGCGGCCACTGGAATACCATCAATTTCCCGGTCGGGTCGCCCGTCTGCCAACCGGGCCACTTGAGCGGCACCATCTGATACGGCCCCACGTCGATTATTTTCCTGGTGGTGTCGCGATCATGCTCGTCGGCTTGTAATCGGGCCGGCAAAAGATGGATCGGCCCGCGGAATCCGAATACCCCTAGCGGCTCCTGGCAGTGCGTGTTGTAGGAGGAAAGCGTATCCACGTCGAACACGCTCTCGCCCGATGCGATGAACGATTCGAGATCGTCCGATGCAAATTCCCGAAGGAAGCGCGCCGTGTCTTTCTTTGAGGCGTAGTCTTCCTTGGTGATCTGCCAGAACCACATCTGCTCAAGCGGCATCTCCCAGTTCTCGGGATAGTGTCGTCGCAGCAGCTTGTCGGCCCGCACGAACTTTTTAGCGCGGCTTGCGTGTCCGATCGTCTCGCCGTTGGGATGCCAGCCCCGTTCCTTGAGTTTTAGCCGGACGGCCTCGTGGACCGCTGCCGGGTCCTCCGTGCTCATCTCCAGCTTGAAGGATCTTTTGAGCTGCGTCGGAGTCGGATAGAAGTTGAACGCCACAAACCACGGCAGGAACCCCGGCCTGAACTTGGCTTCGCCCTGCCAGTAGTGGCTCTTGCAGCGATTCCAGGTCTTGTACCACCAGCCGTAAGGCCCTTCACCGGTAGACTCCAGGATCACGATCTTGCTGGGATCTTCGTGAACCGCAGGCACCAGACCGGCGTCGATTAAGTCTTCTGCATTCAAATACGAAGCGACCTCCGAGAGGTGGACGCAATCTGGGGTATTTCCGCGCCCGATGTCGTATTTCTGGGCGCCGTGCTGAACAATCAGCTTCGAATTGAGTTCCCCGAACTCCATGCGGGTTCCCATCCGGTCCCGCGTCATCTCAGGCTTGAGCCAGTAGGGAATCCAGTCGTAAAGCTGCTTGTACTTGTCCACCATGTCCTTCGACCGCTCTTTGTCGGAGGAACCCGTCAAGGCGATGACATTGGGGAAGAACAGGGTCCGGTGCCCGATCACAACCTGGGAGTCCGTGGTGATTCCGCACTGGCGGCCCTTCAGCCACATCATCATGATCGCCCAGCCCATGTCTTCGAGCTCTGAGCGCGCGTCGTTCACCACGAGCTGCGCGATGTTCGGCGAATAGTGAATCACTTCGCTTTTGGCTAAGATCTTGGCGTAGCGCGTCGCAAAGTACAAGTAATCGACCTGGCTCAGGTACTTCTCGTTCTCAATCCACTTGACCTCTTCCCGGGTAAAGAGCATTCGGGGAGTACTTGGGGTGTAGGGCGGCTCACCGTACTGTTCCTTGTACCGCTGAAGCTTGTCGTCAAAGTGCGCGGCCGCTTCGTCGCAGGCTTCGACGGAATGGTAGACCAGCTCGTAGCCGAGGTCTTCTTCCGCGACCTTCAGCCCTAACTCTACGCTCTTGCGGCTGTACATGAGCCCAGTTTAGCTGCTCTCAACCTTGGCAGGAATAGCCCGAAGCTTCGCGGCCATGTTCCTGATCCCGGTTTCAAATGATGGCAGTTCGATTCCGGCCGATTCCGCAAAGGATTCGGACTTGGCGACCGCGTTGTTCTGGTTGGTCACCGAAACATTCACCCCGCCGCCGCGCTTCTTTGCGCCCGCCACTTCCATGAACAGGCTCCGGTCGTTGTGCCCGAAGGCGGGCATCGAGGCGCTTTCGGCCATCGCCAGGGCCACTTCATGCGCCCGCCCTGCGATCACCGCGCCAATCTGGATCTGGGCCACGTCGAAGTGATACCGGTGCAGGACGCGCGCGCAAGCCCCAAAGACGACGGATCTGTTCACCCCGGCGCGCTCGCAGACCAGATCGAGAGACGGCGTATCGCCCTTTCCAGGGATATGAGTCTTTCCCTTGAAGACCTTGTCGGCGACCTTGATGAACTTCACCATGTCATCTTCCCCGCGAAGAAGTTCTACCATGCGCCGCCGGGAGTCTGCGACCGATTCCAAATCCGTCTTGATGAGCTTCACCAGGCCGTCGATCGATCCATCGAACGTCGCCGGAGGCGGGGGAAGCATCACCTCCTTGTGTTCGGGGATTTTCTGGATTTCCTTCGGTTTGCGCTTCATGCGATTCCTTGGCGCTTCAGAATCCTCAGCACCGTTCCAGGGTTCCAGTTTTCCTTCTGGTACCGGGTCATGAAGCCGTGCCGCTCCATTCCCTCCGCGATCAGCCGGAAGGAAATTCCCTTCTTTCTCTGTTGGATCATGAACTCCAGCGCCTCTTTTTCCTTCGGGTAGTTCGGATGTTCGGCGAACGGAATCATTCCCTCCCGCCCTTTGTACTTGGCGCGGGCCTCGCGCATCCGCGCCATCGCCATGCGATTGCCTTCCCGGAGCGTGATGTTCACCACCTCATCGACCAGCTTGTTCACTTTGTCGGTGAGCTGCTTTCGAAGTTCGTCCACGAATTCGATGTTGCCACATCCCGCAACGATGTGCAACACTGTCGCTATGAGATTCCTTAGCTTCCTGTTGATTCTAGTGAGCCTCTTGGCTCAGGACAAACCCAAAGAGACTCCCGAAAAGGCTCCAAAAATCTCGACCGAGCAGCGCGCGGTATTCTGGAGAGCCCAGGCTGAGTTCAGCAATGCCCAGGCCCAGGCCGCCGTCGCCAAGGCAAAACTCGATGCGGCGATCGAAGACATCCGCAAAACCTGTGACGCCATCCCGCAATTCGGGCCGGACGGAGAACCGCAATGCCCATCGTCCGCAGTAAAACCCGCCACTCCTCCGCCGGTGAAGTAGTGGCGTCGCTCGGAAACAAGAGCTTCCAGGGACACGGCCTCCACCCGGAGGTCGCCCGGAGACTCGATGATCTGGTCAAGGGGATATCCTCCAACTCGACGCAGATCGATGCGCTCCAGGAAAGCGCCGTTACACCCGCGCAGGTTCAAGAAACCGCCGCGGCCGCCGCCAATTCCGCAGTATCGAGCGCGCTCCTGGCCAGTGGTCCGGGTCCTGGAACCTATACGATTGGAGCCAAACTCACGCCCGGCGGGAAGAATGGGACCATCACGATCGACTCGCAGGGGCGGATCACGCAGATCCAGCAAGCCTCTTAGCTTGGCCCAATGAAACCGTCGAAATTGGTGCCCATAGTTTACGGCACCCCCACCACTTGCATCAAGCTCGACGTAATGAGTCCAGCCGCGTTCTTGCGATCCACGATGTAGTACATCTCGTGCTGCGAGAGCCCAGGGATGTCGATCTCGCAGGTAGTCGAGCATGCCGTCCACGTTTGCGTTTCGCTCAGGTATGCGAATGGCGCCGATCCAGGTTGCGGCGGAAGCGCTCCGGTCGATGTAGCCGTCGCGCATACTTCCTGCCGAGACGTGCAGTAGAGGCTTGGGTTATAGCCGAATCTGATCCGGAACGATACGCCGCTGACACCACCGAGCTTAACCGGAACCGCAACGAAGGTCGAGCGATTAACGGAGTCCGTAGCTGGCCATGGCGGTAGCTGAATCGCTACGATGTC